ATGGCCAAACAAGCCCCCGCCACAAAAGCCGACAAGCTCAACAGCCTCTACAAAGAGTGCGGCCTTATTAAGGAAGATGTATTTCAGCACCAACACTACACTATCCTGACCCGCTCGGGCATTGAGAAGGTACAGGCCCACTACGGCATTCAGGTGAGCTACAAAGCCCTCAAGCTCGAACCCAAATACGCCGTCATTAAGGCGGTGGCGAAGATGGACGAGGCCACGGTAGAGACGTACGGTAGCGCCGTTCCGGAGAACTGCAAGAACAGCTACTTTGCGGAAACGGCCGAGAAGCGGGCCCTGAGCCGGGCGGTGCTCAAGCTGACGGGCCTCTATCAGCACGGGTTCTTTGGTGAGGAGGAATCAGAACAATTGACAGCAGACGCGAAGGCCACTCCGCAGAAGCCGACGGAAGCCACGCTGCTCACCGACGCGCTCAACCGGTTGCGCAATGGGGATGCCCCAGGCACTGTCTGGAAAGCCAGCCCGGAACTTCACGGCAACGAGGAATTCAAAGCAGCTGTTAAAGCAGAATCCGAGCGCCGCAAAGCAGCGGCGGCTTAGGGAGAGCGAAAGTGAACGTGCGTTCTATAACTCGGGCAACTTAATTGCATCGGCGTAGGCCTCCAGCTGCGAGGCGCTGACGAAGGAGCGGCAGTTGTGGAGCACGTTCATCTCGGCATCGTAGTGCAGCTCTGCAAAGAAGCTGCCCATGTGATAGAGGTTGATGTAGTCTCCCTCCTCCCCTAGCCGGTTGGCCAGAAACGTACCCTCGAATACAACTAGCCCGATCTGGGCATTTAGGGGCAGCAGGCCGAAGTTGTAGAAGTTTGGAATAGGCATACTACGGATGCGTTTCCAGCCACCGGCCGGCGGCCCACTCGGCTATTGGGTAGATAATAGCGGCCAGGATGCAGAAGATAGCCAGTACGCGTAAGCCCTGGCTCATGCCGTCCTCAGCTTCCTCTTCGTCGGATTCGTAGTCGTCGAACATCATGCGGTGAAGAAACAAAAAAGCCCCGACTGCTGCCGAGGATTTTAATTGAAAGTGTACTCCTCACATCATTGCCCATGTCCCTTCACCCACCACGGCTTGGGGCCTGGGTCATCGTAGTTATTGTAGATGGAGTAGCGTGACATTAGAGTTTAATTTGCTTCTTCGAAAGAGCACTACACTAATACTATAAATGAAGAGTCCTCAAGAAGTGCTATTAAAGCAAATAAGTATAAGTTCTATAGGGTTTGAGTATGTCTTTGAGCCAGATGAATACTCAAAGGGAAATGCAACACGTGAACCTGCCGATTTAGTCTGGGCATGTAATAATTGTGTTATTTTAATGTATATGGCTCAGCGCAAGCATAAAAAGCGAAAGCCAGAAGCCCATGCTAAAATTAGAGAGGAGATGATCAAGCATAACCTCTCCCAGGCCAAGGGATGGTTAGGCGAATGGCGTGATAATGGCAGACATTTAACCGGTCGTAATGCGTACCAATCTTTTGACCTTGCATATGGTGACTATAAGAATACAATAGTCTTATCTCTTTTAGATTGCGGAGATGAGGAAGCCAACTTCCATGCTGATTTCTGTACACGTACAGGTGTCACTTTGTGTGCAACTTTACCGCACAGTGCGCTAGTGGAGACTGCTCGAGCTGGAGGTGGTATTATAGAAGTACTGAAAATACTTGGGACTGTAGCAAGTCTTCAAAAAAACAATCTTTTAAAAGGTTACAACATACTAGAATTAGTAGAAGACTTTCGCCTAGATGCCTTACGAAGAGCTGACCCTGAGAAGAAATGGCTTTACAGTGACACCGACAATATGATGTCGCGGATCAGGAATCTCCTAAAGAACGTAAAGGCACCGTCATTAGACCTTTTAACGTCAACTCTAGACAGTGATAATAAAAAGTGGGAGATAGGTGCGATTTTGAACGATCTTGATTTGCACAGTCTATATACTATCTTATATATACTACGCGAGGCAATTCATAGTGCAGGAGCAGAGCATACGTATACTTGGCACCTTGGCAGTATTTTGCAGGAGTCGTATTATGTCATTGTATCAGCGACTACTGTCACTGCGAATAACTTCTTAGAACTTAATCGACCGAGCATTGATTTTCTTGCCAGTGCACCTGATACTGCAAAAGGAAGTTTATCAATTACGTGGGATACATATTTTGACCAACCACTTTTCTTTACCACAGTTTTAAACCCTGTTCCTAGTTTGACAGAAGAATTCATTGAGCGGGTTCTGTCATTGATGAACGAAGAGATTTAAGAGCACAGAGTGTTTTGCAGCTCAGATAGTTTACTATAACCCAATCCACTGCCGGGCAGCCAGCACATAAAACGGCGGCCGGTTTTCATGCGGTGCTCCACCGCCTGACTCGGCAATGTACAGCCGGCCGCCGCCCCAACTACCTAACCCACCCGGCATGGGATTATTACTACGGTTGCCTTGATTGAACATGAGTACGCTGTTCTGCAGAGGCGTGAACGGAGCCACGTTGATGTCGTGGCTGTGAGGGGCATTCTGGTCAGCGGTGAGAGAAACCTTATCAGCACCGCCGGTTTTTCCGGGGGCAGCATAGTCGGTCTGGGCCGGGTCGAAGCCAGCCACGAAACGGCCCCGCAAGTCGGCCGTGCCGTTCTGTCCGTTGCACAGAGCCCACCCGCGCGTTGTCAGGTCAGCGTAGCCCTTGCCAGTGCTGTCGTACTGGCTGGTACTGATATTGGCCAGCCACTGCACCTCGCCCATTGTGCGGGTGCGCGACTCCAGCCACTTGGTATACGTCAGCTCCGGGCCAGAAACGAAAACGATTTTCGGCACTTGGTTGGCCGCGTCGTAAGCCTGCGTTTCGACCAGGCGCGCTACCATGCAGTTCTTGGTGCCGCCGGTCTGGTACGTCCGTGGGTCAGATTCCTCCAGTGTCCCGGCCACCAGCTCAGCCGGCAGTGCCACGTCGGCCACGCCAGCGTAATCGATGATTTCCCCGGCCAGCCAGATATAGCCCGGGCCAATGCTGCCCCGGCCGCCACCGGGCTGCACACTCACCTGGCACCCGCTGAGCACCAAGGGCGGCGCGTCCTGCAAATGGGCGTAGGCGGCGGCGAAGGTTTCGCGCTGGAGGGTTTCCAGGTCGTCGTTGGCCAGGGGCCGGCCGTCGATGTCAAAAAGGAGGCGTTGCATTTATTGGGGAGCTGAAATGTAGAGGATCTGGTAATTCGTCATGGCCCGCTTGAGCCGGCGGATCATGGTGTGCAGAGCCACCGCCCGCCCGGCTAGGCCTGGCGCGTACACGATGAAATCTATCTGGGTATTGAATTCGATTTGGCGGTACACGTAGAGCGGCACGTAGTCGGGCTCCTGGGTGAAATAGGCCGTGGGCATGGGCTGCTGCTCCCGTACAAAATTGAGGTAGAGCGGGGTGATTTCGCCCACGGCATTCACAATCCGGATGCGGCGGAATGCCGGGTCAAACGTGTCGTTCAACGCCTTTTCGAGCAAAATGGTCTGCCCGTTGTAGTTGAGCTGGCGCAGCACGTCGGCCCGGTAGGTCAGCAACTGCTCGTAGAGTGACGCCACCGGATTGGTGAGGGCCTCCAACCAAGCCAGCTGCCGGGGCCGGCGCAGCAGGGCCGGTACCAGGTCACGCACCAGCGCCGGCCACTCAATGCGAAAGCGGTTATCCGTTGGCATACGGCAGGAAAGTAAGCGTGTCCGTAAAGCTCTGGCCGGGCAAATCCTCCTCGACGATATAGCCGGCGGCCGTCTCGTACACCCGGGCAAACACGACCGGGGCCACCTGGCCCACGCGGGCCGCCACCCGGCTCAGCAGCACGTCGCGTACCCCCGGTACGGCTTGGATAGCATCCTGCAGCTTGGCCACGAATACCTGGCCGTCGAACTCCAGCTGGCCCAGGTAGCCGAGCAGCGCCGTGCGCACGGCAGTCTGCACGCTGGCCACGTCGAGCAGGGCGTCGTAGTACACCTCCCCCATGAGCTGGAGCCGGTCGGCTTCGCGGCTCACTACTTCCAGGCGGGTGCCGGCGAAGCGGATCCGGTCGAAGTAGCCGCGCAGCTGCACCAGCTCGGCGTTGCTGAGCGCAGCCAGCGTGCCGGCGGTGGCCCCGTCCTTGGCGACTTTGATAAAGAGCCGGCCAGTCTGGGCGTTTTCCTTGGCCGTGGCACGGGTGACCAGCTTCGCGCCGGTAGCGGTGGCCGGGTAGCTTACCACGTTGTCAATCACCTGCAGGGTGTCGCCAGCCTGCCAGAGCAGGGCCTTGTCGGCGTACCAGTTGGGCGTGCCCACCGGGGCCCGGGCGACAAGGGTATCGACATCGAGGCGGAACCGGTCCCAGAAGGTTTCGAGCGTCCAGCCAGCGGTGGCTGCTACGTAGGCCCACAGCCGGCTCAGGCCGGTGCTGCTGTTGCTCAGGCCGGCCAGCTCGGCACGGGTGGCGGCATCGGCCTGAATAGCCTGGAAAATTTCTTCGATTGTACGGGCCATAGCGAGAGGTTTATCGAAAATTCCGACCTCTCCCGCGCGTACCCTAGGGATGGATACTTAAAAAAAGCCCCACCGGGTAGGGCGGGGCCGATATATTTGTCTGCCCATGATTCTACCCTCCATACTTCGCCTGCCCGAAAGCGGTAACCGTGTCTTCGGCTTGGATGCGTTGCGCGCATTTGCTATTTGCTCAGTTGTCCTAGCCCACGGCGCAAGCTGGGTTTCGCCTAACTTTACTTTCTTCCACCGATACATTACGCGTTTCGATGGCGTTACCATTTTTTTCGTTTTATCAGGCTTCCTGATCGGAGGAATCCTGATAAAAACGATGGAGAGCAAAGCAGCCAGTTTCCGCACCCTGTGGGACTTCTGGCTACGCCGCTGGATCAGGACGGTACCGCCCTACTACCTGGCACTGCTTATTGCCATTCCGCTGGAAATCCGCTTTGATATTTTCCCGATTCAGAACTACCCAGCCTATTTCGTTTTTCTGCAGAATTTCAATTGGGTACACCCGCTTAATTATCGGGAAGCCTGGTCACTGGCCGTGGAGGAGTGGTTTTACCTGTTGTCGGCCCCGGCCGTTATTGGTCTCTGTGCGGTGCGGCTTTCGCCCAAATCGGCCGTTGTCGTTACGGCTATTACGATGCTGGTAGCCACTACGCTGTATCGGTACAACTACTACGCGCATTTCCACCCCGACACTATGCTAGAGTGGGAGGAACATTTTCGTAAAATCGTTTTGCTACGGTTGGATTCGCTGATGTACGGCGTGCTGGCTGCGTGGTGGGCCTATTATTACCCAGTAAGCTGGCCGAAGGCGCGGATAGCAAAATTCGTGTTAGGCGTCGTAGTAGTGTATCTACTTAGCGGGCCGGCTTCCACTGCAGATCTTAACCTGTTTTACTGTGTCTTCTACTTCGGTTGCTACCCGCTGGCCGTCGCCCTGGTGCTTCCCCTGCTCAGCACATGGAAAAGCTACACAGGGGTGGTAGCGAATGTCACGACGCACATCAGTTTGATTTCCTACTCGATGTACTTGCTGCATAGTTCGCTGATCCATAATCAGCTGGTTATTCCATTTGTGCAATCTTTGTCGCTGCCCGGCTCTGTGAAGGCCATTTTAGGCATGGGCCTGCTTTGGAGCCTGACGCTGTTGCTGGCCACGCTGATGTACAAATACTTCGAAGTGCCCGTGATGAACTTGCGCAAACGGCTGAATTCGTAACTGTTGCCTATTTTCCCGCTGGTAAATCTCGACACATTATGCCCATACGCTCCAGAATTATCTTCCTGCTGGCTGTTCTCGGCTTGATTGCTGCCCTCACGTATTTCGTGAAGACGGCTCCACAGACAACGAATCCGCAGACGCGTTCTACTTTTCCGCCTGAGTCGCTGAGCCAGCCAAAGGCAGTACCTGGTAACGAAAAAGCCCCGACGTAAGCCGGGGCTTTATTGTTGTTGTGTAGTAGGCCAGACTAATCTGCAATAGCAGCCGCAAACTCTGCATCCGTAAGCCCCTTGTTGTAAAACGCCAGACGCTTTAAGGTGCCGGCCATTGGTACGCTGAAATCGGTGCTTGCGAATACCGAAAGCGGTAAATCACCAAACGTTACAGGCGCGCCTGTCCACGGTATTTTTGTGGCGTTGGTACCATTTATATGCATTCTTGCAGCACCTACATTATCCAAATCCAACTCGAAGCGACCTTTCAGCACTCCACCAGTAAAGGCTCCCGAGAATCCGAAATGCGTAGATACCATATCCGCGCCAGCTACCGTACGCATGAAAATAAAAATCTGGTTGCTCGGCTTTTCCCAATACATGGTGAAGGCTCCAAGTGCTCCAGCATCCTGATCAAACACACGCTGGTAGTCGCTACCGTTGTCGGTAAGGCTGCCATTGAATACAATGGTCAGCTTACGCAACGTGGCCAGCGCCAGCGCGGCGCTGGTGGTGTAAGCCGACGCACTGTTGACCGTGGCCACGCCTCCAGTGAAGGTGGCACGCTTGGCAACATCAGCCTGCACCAGCGAGGCACTGCTCACAGTTGAGGTCCAAGAAGAGGCATCTTCCGCCACGTTTACCGCCGACCGGAAATCGTGTACCCGGCCTGTATCGGTCCCTGGGTCAGTAGTGCCGCTGGTAGGCACAAAGCCGGAGGTGTACACACGGAAGGACTTACCGTCCACCGCATCTACGCCCGGCCACAAAGCGCCAGAGAAAGTACCTGGGTAGGTGGCAACGGGGTGCCAGGTTGCCTCTCCGTCTTGGCTTTCTTCGACTAGTACCACCATGCCCGGGGTGCGGCGGAAGCGGTAGACCCAGCCGATTTCGATAGAGTAGTTGGTGCCGCCGGTATCAGAGCCACCATAAGCCCTGAGAGAGCCGATGTCGATGTTGTTAACCTGCATAGCATACTTCGACACGTCCCACGGTGTTACCGCGTTGGTCGTGTTAAGCAGCAGCATACAGCCCGCCGAGGCTTTACCAGTGTATTTAAAGCTGATCCAACCGGCAGTGTTGGCTGGCAGATACTTGTTGCCCGTGCCGACGTTGACTGTGTAGCCGCCGCCGCCGCCTGTGGCCGTGATGTACTCGCCGTTCATCGCGAGCCCGCCGGTTACAGTGGCCAAGCCCATAGTGCCACCGGGCGCAGCAGGCAGTGCGTTGGTGGTTTTCTGCAGGGCCAGCCAGAAGTCTACGCCGTGCTGCACCTGGCCTCTACCATCCATGTGCACCTTTTCGCCTGGGTCGAGGCCTGTCGTGTAGGAGTTTGGGTAGTAGGTGTAGTCCGCTGTATCCACGTAGCGGGCATTCGTATTGGCGGTGATGTACTGCTCTTGCCCGGGGCGTACACTGGTCGCGTAATTGCTGCCGGTATTCTGCTTCAGGTTCAGGAGCGTAATTACGTTCTTAGTGGTGGAAAGCATCTTGCCTTCGCTCACGTAACCCGTGAATAATTGGGTGAGGAAACCCGCGTATTCGTTGGCGGAAACGGAGTCAAAATTTCCTTCTCCCTGCACGAATGAATTTCCGAGTCTGGTAATAGTACGCCCGGAAAGAGCAGCCATTGCAGCATTCCAGCGCGTATTTAGCTGAGGGCGGTGTATACCGTCTGTCTGCCATTCCTGAATGCGCGTGCCCCCGATAGCGTATTTGAAGAAGTGGAACACCTGCCCCGGATATACCCGGTCTAGGTAGTTGGCCAAGCCGGCTTCCATACCGAACCCGATGTTCGCCTCATCATCAATGGTAGCCGTGTCGCCGTTGTTATTGCCACCAACTGACGCACCGCCGATTTTCAGCGGCTGCCAGGCCCCGGCCGAATGATTCCAGATTAGGAAGTTAGTGAAGGTCCGGCGCAAGTTCAGCGAGGCCAAGTACGGGTCGTTGGTCAGCTCAATCACCCGCGCCGCGCCGCTGCCGTTGCTCTGGCTGCCGAGCATGGTGATAAGATTCACCGGGGCCGGTGCGCTACTAGCCACAATAGCAGGGCTGCCAGCGGGCGTGCCTGCCTGATTGGTGCTGCTGGCCTTCACGCGGCCCTGCCACTCGCCTGCGTTGTGAGCGGCGTTGTCAGTGAGCAGGCCGGCTGTGTAGTCCTGGTAAACACCACTGCCCTGCTTATACTCCAGCGTAGCCGATTCGTAGCCCGTCGGCGCTGCCAGCGACAGGACGCGGGTCTGGCTGTTGAAGCTCCAAGTGGGTGCGGTCGGAGTGGGCAATGTGGCGGCCGTCACCGCCACTTGACGCGAAGGTGAAATCTTCACTGCCCCGGCCGCGTCGGTCACGGTAGTGGTAATGTCGAATGTGCCGGCGGCCTGCGGTGTCCAGCTACCTGAAGCAGAGCTACCCAGGTTGATGACGCCACCCGTGGCCGTATTGGTGGCCTGGGTCAAATAGGTATAGGGAGCCGTGCCACCGGAAGCGGTGGCCGTGAACGTCACGGCCGTGCCCGTCGTAACCGAAGACGTCGAGAGGGTGAGGCCGGCCGTCAGGGTCGAGGGCACCGGTGTCACGGTAGCCGTACCCGACGAGAATTGCAGCCGCCACGCCCCACCAATGAAGGCATACCGGTCGTAGGAAGAGGCGCTTTTGGTATGGTACCACTGGTCGCCTTCCTGGTAGCCAGTATTATCCGACGTGCCCGGCGCGTAGGTCTTATCCCGGATGATGTTGCCGTCGGCCCCGTCGGTACCATCTTCTCCATCGGCTCCTCTCTGAGCAACCAGAAACGTGGCCACTGTGCCGACGTTCCCAGCCTCCAGCCACTGCTGATAGGTAGACTTGCCGGGTGGACCGGGCACCGTACTGGCGGCCCCTGGTAGTCCGCGCGGGCCTGCCACTGTGCTGGCGGCCCCCTTGATATTCCCACGCGGCTCCCACACCCCGGCCACCTTCTTATACAGGTCACCGGTGGTGCCGTTTAGCCAGGCGTCCTCATCCTCCCCATCGGCCGGCCCGGGGGCCCGCGTCTCCAGGCGGAACGAAGCCCCGCCCACTACGCTCTGGAACGCCCGCAGCCCATCTGCCACGATGCCGAACAAGGCCAGCAGCTCGGGCCCGTCGAGGCGGGCCGCACCGGTAGTAGGGGCGGTCGGGATGACAGCAGCGGCCTGCTGTTCTAATAAACCGGCGTAATCAGGCATGATACTGGGCGTTCAGATAGGTAGGATTGAAAAAAGAGGGTTCTGGCTCAGGCTCTGGAGCCCGCGTGGCCACTGTGCCGCCGGTGTTGATGCGCCGGCCAGCCAGGTAGCTTACCACCTCGGGCCGGCCCAGCACCGAGGCGGGTACCACCAGCTGCTGGCCCGGGGCCAGGGCGTCGGTCACGGCCAGGCCGTTGGCGTCGGCCAGCTCGAACAGGGCCGCCGTGCTACCCAGCTCCTGCAGGCAGACATCGAGCAGGCTTTGGCCGGAGGAGACGAGAATCATAAGCGTTCGGCGTTAATGACGGCGGCACTCAGGTCCGCCAGGTCAAGTTCTATAATGGCGTAGCCGTCGCGCTGCAATTGGATACTTAGATTCCGCGTCAGCTCAGCGGCTTGCCCCGGGCCGTAGGGGCTCGACAGGTAGCGGGCCAGGCCTACGCCGACGAGCGGATCCTGGCGCCATTCGCCCTGGGTGGTTTGCAGCAGCAGCCCGATGTGCTGCTGGTCGCTCTCGCCCATCACCAGGTCGCCGTTCTCGATGGCCAGGTCGTAGGCGTCGTCGAGCAGGAAGTCGGTGGCCGTCATGCAATGGTGCCGGTTTGAGTGGCCGCGGTGCCCGTGGTGGTCACGGTACCGGTGCGGATGTGGGCACTAATGGCCGTGGCCAGGTCCCGGGCGAAGTCGCGGCGGGCCTGGGCGGGGTTTTCGGTGCGCTCCGACTGCTCTGTGAGTAGGTCGAAAATGTCATCTTCGAGTTTGGGCGTATTCAGGGGCATGGCTAAGGCAGTAGCAGGTTATCGAATCGGGCTTTGAGAGCCAGCAGGGCCGGCGCGTTGATGGGCGGGCCGCTGGGACCGGCCGGCGTGGTGACGGTGAGCTTCACCAGCTCGTCGAGTAAGTCGCGCTGCAGCGTGAGCAGGCTCTCCTGCTCGGTGGTGAAGCGGAAGTGCGTCACCTTATCGGCCGAAATCAGGAACGTATCGACGAGCCGGTTTTCCACCAGCCCAATGAGCACCTGGGCTCCCACGGCCGGGTAAATGCCGTTGAGCAGGGCCACGTCGAATACCTCCGCGTCGTCGCTGTCGGGCTGCACGTCGCACGTGTCCTCATCGGGCCGCACGGCCGTTACCACGCCACCGATGACCGATACCGGAATCTGGCCATTCATCAGCCGCTCCAGGGATTCTTTGATACCGCTCATGCTTTCGGGCCTAAGGTGATGACGCGCCGGCTGCCGCCGGTGCCGAATGACTTGCTGACTTTATCCACTGAGAAAGCCCCTTCCCGCTCCGGGTAGTCCGGATCCTGCACCACCACCACGTCGCCGTGTTCGACGAGCGGCAGCCCGAACGTGGTGAGGCTGCCCCGGTACCCATCGAAGCGCAGGCGGGCCAATTCCTCCCGCGCCCGGGCTTCCAGCTGGGCCGCCGGCACCCCGGAGAAATTCAGGGTGCGCAGCTCGCCGTCCGGGTCGCCGAACTCCTTCACCACCCGTTTCTGGCCCTTGCGCGGGCCGGCCACGTGGCTGATGGCCCGCACCTTGATGCGGAAGTCCTGGGCGCGGGCGTAGGTCAAATCGTTGCTGATGACGTTGCGGCGGAAGGCCAGCACGTGGCGCGGGGCTTTCGCGCGGGCCTTGTAGGGGTCGCCGGCGACGAGCGTGCCCTCCCGGAAAAAGCAGCGGATGCCGTAGTCCTTGCGCAGGGCCTCCAGCACCTGGGCTCCGGTGGCCTGGTTGATGGTGAACTTGCCCAGTTCGGCCGCGCCCAGCGTCTGGATCGGAAAGCTCTGCCCGCTCTGGGCCCGCACGTACTCCAGCAAGGTTTGCAGCGACACCGACCGCCAGCTCTTGGTCATGGGCTTGCGCTTGAGCAGCCACATATCATCCTCGCAGGTGATTTCGGCCGGTGGCCCGGTTTTCACGCCCACCACGTAGCCGCTGAACTCCGTGCGCAGCGCCCCGTCGTAGCCGTAGCGTACCACCACCCGGTCGCCCACTTTCACCACGTCGGGCAGAAACCCGTCCCGGCCCAGCAGGGCAATGCGACGGGGCAGGCGGATGGCGCACGTGTCCGTGAGCTGCTGCCAGCTGCTCTCGATGCTGACCTCCGTTACGAAGTCGAGCTTGAGCGGCCCGATCTGAATGGCACATTCCAGCTTCAGCATCAGACCAGCAGTTCAATGGGGTCATCACTGAGGCACCGCAGCTCAAAGGCCTGCAGGTTGGTGAAGCCAGGCAGCGAGGGCCAGCTCACGCCCTTTATCACCAGGTTCTGAATGCCCAGCAGCCGGAACAGCCGCCCGGCTACCGGCAGCGCCTCCGGCACGTCCACTACCTTTTTCAGGGCCAGCACCTGGGCCTCGGGGTAGCGGCGCGACACGCGGCCGTCCATCGGGTCCGAGGCCAGGATGCCCTTAATGGTCACGGCGTAGTCGCCGTTGCTGATGTACTCCTTCACCGAGCCGTCGCGGCCCTGCACGTCGGTGGTGACAATGAGCTTATCCCGGCTCACCTCCACCAGCGGGTCGTTGAGGACGATACCTGGAAAGCCGGGCATGGGCAGAAACTCCACCCGGGCAAACACGGGCAGGCCCAGCAGGCCGGTACCCTCCGCGTTGGGAGCCAGGGGCGTACCGTAGCGGTCGGCCTCCCGCTCCTCGGGCGTGGGCTCCTCGGGCAGCGAGTAGCGCACCAGGGGGGCGTAGCCGAAGGCCTCGGCCGCTAGGGCGCGTAAGTTGAGGTTGTACTGCATTAGGTCGTCATGGCGTTGGCGTCGTTGAGCACGCTGAGCAGGGCCGTACGCACGGCTTCCTTCTGCTCCTGCACGCCTTCGCGCACCGAACTGGTGTGAATGGTGGTCTGGCCCAGCTGCTGAATGTTGATGGTGATGTTGGTCACGCCCCGGCCGGCCCCGGTGGCCCCGCTACCCTTGCCCTTGGCTTTGCTCAGGCCCACGTCGGCCGCCCCGCCCTTCGTGCCGCCGCCGGCCAGCGCCTGGTCAGGTGTCGGGCCGCCGAAGAATTCGCCCATACTGCCGGCCAGCTTGGTGCCCACGCCCCGGTCGTAGCCCTGGCGGTACTTCTGGTTGATGCTCATGAGCTGATTCACCCCGCGCGCCAGCTGGGCCGGGTTGAGGGTGAAAGCGCCGGCAATCACGTTGCCCAGCCCCTTGAACAGCTCCATGGCTCCAAAGGCAAAGCCGTAGATAAAGCCCCGGAAGCCTTCAAACCTGTTCCAGCAGTACATCACGGCCGCACCCAGCGCCACGATGCCGGCCACGATGAGGCCGATGGGGTTGAGAATCATAGCCCCGTTGAGCAGCAGCTGGGCCGTAGTCCAGAGGCCGGTGACGATGGCCGCCGTGCGCACGTAGGCCGTGTAGGCCAGCACCGAGGCCACGATGGGCAGCAGCACCGCCCCGATGGTTTTGAAGGCCGTGGCGTGCTCCTGCACGAAGCGGGTGCCGGCGCGCACCACTTCCATCAGGCCGCGTAGGGTCACCATGATTTCGGTGACGGCCGGCAGGGCGGCCTCGACGAGCACGGTTTTGGTTTTGAGCCACTCGTTATCGAAGCGGGCAATCTGGGCCGGCAGCGCGTTCATGGCCTGCGCCAGGCCGGGGCCAAATACCTTGCGCAGCTGGGCCGAGAACTTGGGCAGAAAGTCCTCGGACATCAGCTTGCCGTCGTCCATCGTTTTGTTGAGCTGGGCCTGGGTCATGCCCATGGCGTCGGCCGCAATCTTGAAGGCGCCGGGAATCCGCTCCCCGATCTGGCCCCTCAATTCCTCCGCCTGCACCTTGCCTTTGCTCATGATCTGGCCCAGGGCCAGGTACACGCCCTTGGAATTTTCGCCGTCGAGGCCCATCACGTTGGTGGCCACGGCCACGTCTTCGAAGATGGTGCGGGTGCCTTCGCCCTGCAGCTTGGTACCCATCATCGAGCCCGTGAGCGTGCGGAAGCCCTCCTTCGAGGCCAGCAGGCTCACGCCCAGCCGGTCGCTGGTTTGCTCCAGAAACCGCAGGTTCTTGGCTCCCTCGGCCGCCGAGCCGCTGGCAAACTTGATGGCGTTATCCATGCCCGTGAGTTGGGCCGTGTCGCGCACCATGTCCATGCCCCCGAAGGCCACCGCCCCGGCCAGCGCCACGCCGCCCAGCAGGCCCATCCCCATACCACCGCCACCACCGCCCCGGCGGCCGTGGTTCTCCAGCCGCTCCAGCTTGCGCTCCGTCTCCTCGATGGCGCGGTTGGCCCGGGCAATGTCGCCCAGGTTCATGGAGATGTTGCGCTGCTGCTTGAGGCTGTTGAGCTTGATTTCGAGGCTGGTGACGGCCGTTACTGCCTGGCTGCTGCTACGAGCAATCTTGCCGTTCGCGGCGGCCACGGCGCTGCCCATGCCGCCAGCCTTGCTCTGCACGTTCTGCACGGCCCGGCTCACCCGGTTGATGGCCGACTCGCCCACCGCCCCGGCTTTGCGCAGCGGCGAGGTGAACAGGTCCTTGAGCTGAAGGGTGTAGGAGAGTAAGTTGGCCATGAGCAAGAAAAGCGAAGGGGAGCCGCCGTGGCGGCCGCTCCCCTTACTGCTAGTGTTCTGAGAAAATCCGGTGCAGCCACTGGGCTTGGCCGGCTTTATCCTGCCACACGATTTCCGGAAGGTCCTCTGGGTGCGGAATGTGCAGGTAGTAGCTGATCATGGCGTCGGCTTTGCGCAGGCCGTCGTAGCCGGCGCGCTCATCGACGCCGAGCGCCGTTAGTTTTTTTTAAGCTCGCCGTCGAGCAGCTCCACCAGCTGCACGGCCTGCATCGAGGCCGACATCTTGAACTTCTCGTTTTCGAGGATGGTCTGGTCACCGCCCACAAAGCAGTTTTCGAGGATGAACTCACCCGCCTCCAGCGGCTTGCTCTGGGCAATGAGCGACATAGCGCGGGCCACCACTACCCGACCGGGCTCCTTCAGGTAGGCCGTGGCCACCGTTTTGCCGGCCTTGTCCTTCAGCGTCAACGTCTGAATGTCGCCGTGCTCTTTCTTGAGGTTTTCGATGTTTACTTCCACTGGATGTGCGAAATGATAAGTTCGTGTTCGACTTCGATTTTGGTATCACCTGACTTCACGTCGCGTTTGTTGCCCTTGAACTGGCAGTTCATGAGCTTGTGCGAGACGGTGCGGTTGGCCGGGTTCACGTAGGCCACCGTGATGGGGAACGGGGGAATGTCCTGCAGCCGGCCGCTGGGCACGGCCTCCACCAGGCGCTCGGACTCCTTGGCCTCGATGGTGATGCTGGCTTTGGCTTCGTACTTGCCGTAGCCGCGGCTGGTGGGCATCATACCGGCGCCATAGTTGTCCTCCATGTTCTGCGTATCCTCGTAGGAAATCGCAGAAATGCCGTAGATAGTCTTGCCCAGAATCTGGGCCTGAATGTCAGCCCAGCTGTAGGAAACGCCGTTGATGAGCGGCTGAATGTCGTTGAGTAAAGGCATGATTAAACGCTCTTAGCAAAGCCGACCGTGGCCCGGATTTCGCGGGCCGTGCCGATGGGCACAATGGAAAAATCCGCTGTCACGATGCTGGTGGCCAGCACGTCCTGGGCGGGGTCGATGTACACATCGGAGGCCGAGATTTCGCCCGCCCGGCCCATGCTGTTGTCAAGGGCCGACTTGCCTTTGGCCTCCAGCTCACCCACGGCCGACGCGCGCAGTGTGCCGTCGGCGTTGAGCGGTAACGGGCCCTTCAGGCTCGGCAGCAGCGCCTGGCGCACCACGCGGGCGGCTTTGTTGCTGGTGCGCACGTTCTCGATGTAGGCGTAGTCGCTGGCCAAATCCGTGCAGGTGTGCGAGTCGTTCCAGAAAAAGCCGTCGAAGCCCACGTGCTGCATGGCAAACAGGTAGCCTTTGGCGTGCAGGCCTTCCAGGTCGCCGGCCACCAGCTCACCCAGGCTCTTGCCGTTGGAGAGGCCGGCGCTCAGGAAGCGGCCGTTGCCGGCGAGAGTGAACTTGTCGAGCCAGCCGATATTCTCGTGCACCTGGGCCAGGCTCACCGTACCCAGCGCGGTACCGATGGCCGGCACGCCGGGGCGGCTCAGGTGGTCGGTACCGATAACCAGGGCCACGTACTCGGCATTCTGCTCACGCAGATCCAGCAGGCCCGCCAGCGACACGGACAGGCCGTGGCCGGCCAGCAGCACGAGCACCGGGCGGTGCTGGGCAAACTCCTCGGCCGCCAGCGCCTGGGCTTTGGGCAGGGCCGCCACCACGTCGCCGTCGAGGCCGTCCACGACCGTAGCAGCGTAGCTGGCGGCCGAATCGAGGCAGAGGGCCAGCTGCTTGATCTTGCCGTTGGCCTCCGTGAGCAGACGCTTGGCGTAGGGCTCGGCCTTATCGGCCATTTGCGCCATGGTCACGGTGCGGGCCACTACCAGCAGGTAGAGCACGCCACCCTGGCTCAGGCGGAAGAACTCTGACACGTGGTAGTGCAGGTCGGCACTGTTGGCCGTGTCGTAGTCGGCATCGACGCCCAAGGCCTCCAGCTGGCGCAGGCTGCGCAGCTCGTACACGGTGCCCAGCTGCAGGCCGCCCACGACGGCCACGCCCTGGGTGAGCAGGCCGGAAATACCGTCTTCGGTGGGGCGCTGCCGGCCCAGGCCACCGCGGCCTTTGATGATGGAAACGTCGGGCAACATTTACGTAAGCGGGTAAGTGAGGAGAGTGGAAGATTCGCCGCCGTTGTAGGCCAGCGCGGCGGCCTGGGTGCGGAAGTAGGCCCCGTCACCGTTGCCGTAGAGCACCGCCACACCGAGGGCCCGCATGGTCGCGCGGGCCCTGGTGAGGTCGGCCTTACTCGGCCGGGGCGTTGTCGGCTTCCGTGGCATCGGCGTCGCGCTCAACGGTGGTGAGGGCCTTGTCGTCGAGAAACTTGGCGTGCGACTTGGCGAAATCTTCGCGCAGAAACACCTGCTCGTCGCTGGTCACAAACACCTTATCGGCTTTAGGATTGGCTTCGAACACGCCGGCCGTGTTGGCCTTAGCGGGCGTCTTGGGGTCGGGCTTCTTGGCTGCTGGAGGCATCGTTACAGGTGAATTGCGCCGTGGCGGCGATGGTGGTGAAAAAGACAAAGGCGTATTTGAGGTAGTCCTGCAGGCCGTCCGGAATGAGTTCCGGCTCCAGCTTGAGGGCCGCAATCAGCGCCAGCCCGAACAGGGCCAGCTTCTGGGCGCGGCGCCAGAACGTGGGCATTTCAGCCCGAAAGCGGAGTAGCAGCGTTTTCATCGAGCAGTAGTAAGGGCGGCGCGAAACAGGCCGTAGCTCAGGCTCACGCCACCGGCAAAGCCGACCGCCACCAGCAGCCACCAGGCCCAACCACGCGGATCGTACAAAGGATAAAAGGGAGCCGGCGGGCAGGGCGTGAGCTTGGTGACCACGATTTCCACCGGCTTGGAGGCCGTCATCTGCTTGCGCTGCACCCAGAGCCGGTAGGCCTGGCCGTCGCGCCACACCCGGCCCTGCACGCCCAGCGTGTCGAAACACAGCGTGTCGTAGAGCACGGGCCGCTCCTGAGCCCACTGGTAGATGCCGTCCCGGGTGGCCACGTACTGGGCACTGTCGAGAGTAGCCTCCACCCGGGCCAGCAGCGAGTCGATACTGGCGCGGTCGGCCTGCAGGCGGGCCGTATCGGACACCGGTACGAATACCTTGCGGAACTCGATGCTTGGAATTTCCACTACTACCGTGTCGCGCACGGTGTCCGCTACAACTAGCTGCGGGTACCGCTCGACGAGCGTGGCCAGCTTCTGCTCGGGCGTGGGCCGGAGGGCGGCGCAGCTGCTCAGCAGCAGAGCACAGGAGGCGAGTAACAGCGTTTTCATCGACGAGCAGCTTTAGGAATGTTGAGGGCCCCACGAATGGCGGCCACGTCTTCTTTGACTTCGCCCAGCTTCTCCAGCACCTGCTGGTTGCCGGCCTCTACCGTCTTCAGACGGCCGTACACGTCGGCTTTCACCTCCTTGGAGTCCACGATGTGCTTATCCAGGTCGATGCGCACGGCGGAGGCGTCCTTTTCTACCGTGGTCATGCGGTTTTCCTGCCGCAGGCTGGAGCCAAAGGCACCGCCACCGAGAACTATGGCGATGCCCACGCCCCACTTTACCCACTCACTGGTAGTTGATTGTGCACTCACGATATGGTGATAGTGACCCCGTCGCCAGCGTCGATAGATGTTTTCAGTTTGTTGTACAGCACCGCGTAGGCGGCTCGGCTGTTGCCCACAAAGTCTTTTGCCTGGCTGGTACCGACGAGCAGGCAACCTTCGGTGTCGGCTGCGGTATTGCCACTGTGGATCCGGATACCTTCGAAGCCTTTCACGCCGCTGAGCAGTGGCATCAACCGGCGGAAGCGGTTGGAGTAGGTGATAGTTACCGGGTAAGTGCCAGCCGGAATAGCGGTCTTGCCCCACACTTTGCCAGCTCCTGGCTTGCGTACCACATCCTCCAGGACGTAGCACTCAAACTTGCCTTCTATCGACAGCTTGCCGATAGTGCTTTCGGTCGTGAACGTGGTGCGTTTAAGCGTGAGGTGCATAGAAAAGGCTTTTGCCACCACAAGCGGCCACCCCGAAGAGTGGCCGCTGGTAGCGGTTAGGCAGATAGGCAGGGAAGCTTAGCCGGCAGCCTGGCGGATGGCCACCACGCCGGCTTTGTCAGTGCGCATGAGCTTCATGCCGAAGCGCACGGCGTTGTTCATCAGCGCGCCCAGGTACTGAGCCTGGCCCTCGTTGATGTACACTTTCGGCGCACCTTCCACGCGGCCGATGGCATCCTCCACCCACAGCAGCATGGCCTCATTATCATCAGCGGCGGCGGCAGCCTGCACAGCCTTAGGAGCGCCGGCACCGGTGAATAGGGCGGCCGTGCTGCGCTTGTACCACACCACGCCCATCAGTTCACCAATGGCACCCGTGAGCAACGCCGACTTGTTGCCGGTTTTGTTATAGTCCACGAAGTGCTCGATGCCGAGCAGCTCGGCGTACTGGGTGGCACCTACTAGGCCGTAGCGTTGGCCGGGAATGTTCATCCGGTCCAGAATGGTGGAGCCCTTGATGATGTCGTCTTTGGTGATGGCCTTGCGGGTACCGGTGAGGCCGGGCAGTGCAGCAGCAACGGCGGCACCGCTGGTGGTGATGATGGCGCTGCTGGACACCTGCGACATGCGGTTGAGCGAGACATCAGCAGCCATCTGATCCAGCACGCTGCTGTGCAGGGCCAGCGTCGAGGCGCGCTTGTCATAGCTCACTTCTAACAGCTCCTTATCACCGAGGCGGGTAGGATTCGTGGCCAGCAGGCTGAGCGTCACGATTTCGTTACCACCCTCGATTTCTTCTACCGGCAACGGGAAGACAGCGGGGTCGATGATACCGGTGGGCTGCTGCATTTCCTGCGGAATCTGGTAGGAAGCGGCAGCAAAACCGGGCGCGTCGGCGGCGGTGTTGAGCTTCTTGGTGCGCTTGTAGAAGCTGTTATCCGGGAACAGAATCTTCTGCAGGTCCCGGGTAAAGAGCGACGTCAGCACGTCGTCGAACGCCAGGCCGGGCATGGCCACGGGGCGCACGCAGGCGCGGGCCACTTGGGCGGCGAACAGAATGCCGCCGATGATGGGGGCCGGCGCGCCCAATACGGGGCCCAGGATGGCCCCTACGAACTGAGCCAGTAGGAAACCGACGGCGAGCTTGAGAAACAGCGTTTTCATGAAATGAGGAAAAAGGTAGTCTGAGGGGAAAGGCTTACAGGATGCCGTCGAGCAGGTTCTGGTACTTGTCGGGGTCGTTGCGCTTGATGTCGAGCAGGCCGCGCTCGTCTTCCTTGCTCCACTTCTCGAAATCCCAGTCGTTGCGGGAATCGGCACCGGAGGCCTTGCCGCCGGCACTGGCTGCCAGGTTGGTGCGGCTGGCCACCGACACGCGGGCCGGCAACTCCCCCAGCAGCTTGGCCGTGTTGGTGTAATCGGACTTAGCCAGCGAAGTGTAGAGGTCTTTCTGGGCGGCCGTGATGCGGCCCGAGCTGATAGCCGAGTTCACCACGTCCTCAATGCGCTGGGTCTGGCCCGTCACCTTATCGTCTTCCAGCTGCTTGATGCGCTTGAGGGCCTTCTCCAGTTCCGTTTCACCTTGCTCCGCTTTGGGCGTCACCTCGGGGGCAACTACCTGGTTCTGGAGTTTGGCAATGGCAGCCAGGGCGTCGGCCTCGGTGGCATTTTCGGGGAGCGTCACGCCGGCGGTACGCAGGGCGTTTTTTACTTCGTCGAGCTTCATCTCGGGTGCTGAATTAGGAATAAGTGACATGTAGTAAGTGTGCAGCTCGGCCACCTGCATGGTGGCGTCGGGAGCTACCATACCGGCCCGGGCGGGTAGGCATTGCGTGCAGAAGCCGATGGTTTTGGCTTGCTCAGCGGTGAGCCAGGTTTCCTCCTCCATCATCCTCTCCCACTCATCAGCGGACTTGCTGGAAACGGCTTCGTACATCTCGGCCGTGGAGCGGTTAAGGGCTTCCTGGCCGGCAATGGCTTTTTTGAGCTCCTTCACTTGGCCTTCCACCGCGCTGCTCACCTGGTGCATCATGAACTTGGCGTGGGGCTGGCACTGGCGCACCTTGCCGGCCGAGTAGGGCAGCGTGGCAGCCGAGCCCACCAGGCCCTCGTTGATGCAGGTAATGGTGAGTTTCGAGTTGAGCAGGCGGGTGCGCATCTTCTGGCCGGCCAGCCAGGAGCCGCCGGGCGTGTTGATGCGGATAGTGGCCGTGCGCACCCCTGCCGCCTCCAGTTCGGAGAGGAAGGTGTCGAGGTGGGCGGCGTGCCACATCTCGATTTGCTCAAACAGTCGGTATTCGCGCTCCATTGTGCCCCAAAACTTGCCCCCTGCCACGCAGGGGGCAAATTGGCGGCGGCAGTCACGGCAGCGGTTTGCCGTAAGTCACGGTAAGATTGTGCCGTGAGTGCGAAGGCCGAATAGCGCAATAGGGCCCTCAGGGGCCACATTTGGGGCACTTATGCCCTCCAACCCAAACGAAGAACGTCAAGACAGCCAGCGCAACCGGGCCAAGATCCAGAAGGAGATTCTGCGCATCGTGAAACGGGAGCTACGCAAACCCACCGTGCAGGAGCTGGTGGAGGCTACTGGCCTGTCCGACAAAACGGTAAAGGCCCACCTCAAGCACGTGAAGCTGGGCGACGGCAAGCCCAACCCCTTCCAGGTGCTGACGCCTAACGTCATCCTGAGCCTCTACAAAAAGGCCGTGGGGTACTCGCAGCCCGCCGTCAAGATTCTCACTGTGTCGAATGGTGCGGGGGCGGGCTCCAGTGTCGAGGAGGTGGACTACACCGAAATCTTCGGCCCTGACGTGGCCGCCGCCAAGCTGTGGATGCAGCTGGTGGAAGGCTTCACGGAGAAGTCAGAAACCGAGCACAAGGTGCCGCCGGGTGGCTTTACCTTCAACTATGTAGTACCCAAAGACCCGGAAGCCGATGGCCAATAAAGCGAAGGTTGCCGCGAAGCAGAAGGCGAAAGCCGATGCGGAATTTTTCGAGGCCGCCGGCATCAGCTTTCGGCCCAGCTGGAAACAGCATTTAGCCTGGCAGGCCCTCGAAGACGACACCACCGAGGAGGTGATGTACGGCGGGGCCGCCGGCGGCGGAAAGTCGTTTCTGGGTTGCTCGTGGAAAGTGTACCGGCGGCTGCGCTACCCCGACAGCCGCGGCGTTACCGCGCGTACCCGCCTCATCGACATCAAGGAGTCCACTGTTATCACCTATTTCAAGGTGCTGGCTGCCTGGGGCCTGGTCATGGGCAAGGACTACCGGTACGTGACCCGCTCCGGAGCGCCCGAGGCCCTGGTGTTCAACAACGGCAGCCGGGAGATTTTCAAGGAGCTGTCCTACTCGCCGGCCGATGAGGACTACCAGCGCCTGGGCTCCCTGGAAATCACGGATTGCTGGATTGAGGAGGCCAACGACGGCGTGCCGGAGAAAGGGGCCGACATCATCAAAAGCCGCATCCGGTGGAAGCTGGCCGAGTTCGGGTTGATTCCCAAAATCCTCATCACCTGCAACCCCGGCTACACCTGGGTGCGGCTGAAGTACGTGTACGACGTGGAAAACAACCCCGTCCTGCTCAAGCCCTACCAGAAAGTAATTCAGGCCCTGGTGACCGATAATCCGGACCGGGAATTTGTGCGCATCTACAAAAAGAGCCTGGAGCAGCTGCGTGACTACGACCGACAACGCCTGCTGGAGGGCGACTGGAACGCCGTGGAGAAGACCGGTGGCGAGATGTATCCCAGCTTCGATACGCAACTGCACGTGGGCGACTATGCCGGCACCTACGACCCGGAATTACCGCTGCACATTACTCTGGACTTTAACCTGACGCCAGGCGTGACGCTGAACGTGTGGCAGGTCCGGGGTAAGGAGGCGACGCAGCTTGACGAGTTCACCCAGGACAGCAAAACGAAACTGGCCTGCCAGCGCTTCATGCGCAAGTATGGCCAGCACCGGGCGGAAGTATTCGTGTACGGCGACCCGGCCGGTAAGCACGGCGACACCCGCACGGAGCAGGGTAGCAACGATTTTACCATCGTGATAAAGGAGTTGCGCGGGCTGCCCAAAGTAACCCAGCGTATCGAAGCCTCGGCCCCATCGGTGAGCATGCGCGCACTGTGGATTGATGAGATACTGGAGCATGAGCAGGACGGCATCCGGATCCGGCTTGACCGCAAGTGCAATACCACCAGCACCGACTACCAGAAGGTGAAGAAGGCCAGCGACGGTACCAAGGAAAAGAAGAAGGTCACCGACCCCAAAACCAAGGTCAGCTACGAGCCCTACGGTCACGCGACCGACGCTAACGACTACTTCCTGTGCCGGTGCTTTCAAAGTGAATGGAGAGCCTACCAACGCCAGGGCAACAATAAACCCGCCGTGGGCAACCGCTCCGACGTTCACCAACGCGCTTTTTAACTTATGCCTTTTCTCACTCCCGACGATTACGGCGCCCAGATTCGCCAAGACCAGCTCGACGTGGTGCTGCAGGGCAACGCCACGGCTCTCTCCAGCGCCGAGCTGTTTGCCCAGCAGTTTATCGAGAGCTACCTGCGCAGCCGCTACGATGTGGCCACCATCTTCGGCGCTACTGGGGCGGCCCGCTCGCAGCTCATCATCACTTACCAGGTAGATATTGCCCTGTACACCGTGCACAGTCGCCACGGCCGCGTGCAGATGCCCGAGAAGCGCATCGACCGCTACGACCAGGCCGTGGAGTGGCTGAAGATGGTGGCCGCCGGCAAGATTTCCGCCGACCTGCCCTTGCTGCCCGTCGATGAGCGCACCGGCGGCTTTAAATGGGGCTCCGCTCCGCAACAAACCCTCAGCTGGTAACTATGAACCTGCACGAACGACTCCGCGCCCAAGTAACTGGCACACCCACCACGACGGTACACGCCAAAGCTGGCCGCCGCTCCGTGAGCAGCCGGATCCAGGAACACCAGACCGCCCGCCTCCGGGCCGACCTGGGCCACTGGCGCATGGCCCTGTCCAATGCCGAGAACAAAGCCTACCCGGACCGCACCGAGCTGTATCGTCTCTACCGGGAGGCCATCATCGACGCGCACCTGACCAGCGTGCTGGAGACGCGCACGCTCAACATTCTGTGTCAGCCCTTCAAGGTGGTGAGCATCAAAGGCCAGGTAGAAGACGAGAAACTGACGCGCCAGTTGATGACGCCGTGGTTCTTCGCCATCCTGAAAGAAGCCATGGAGGCCATCTACTGGGGCGCGAAAGTCGTCGAGCTGGGCGTGCCCGTGGATGGAGAATTTTCCAGCGTGGAGGCCATCCAACCCGAAATGGTCGTGCCCGAGTGGGGCCTGATCCGCAGCGCCCCCGGCAGCACCGGCGGCATCCTGTACCGCGAAGGAGCCGAGGCCCAGTGGTTGGTGCAGCTGGGCGACCCGAAGGAGCTGGGCCTGCTGCACAAGGCCATTCCCCACGTCATCTGGAAGAAGAACAGCATGCAGGCCTGGGCCGAGTATTGCGACCGGTTTGCCTTGCCCGTGCGCACGGTGGAAATGGATCTGGGCGACGAGGACCGCGTGGAGGTGGAAAACATGCTCCGCAACATGGGCCGGGCCGCCTACGCCATCCTGCCCCCGGGCGCCAGCAACTTCACCTACCACACACCGCAGAACTTTCAGCAGGGCGTGTTTTCAGGCATGATTGACTACCCCAACGCCGAGCTGAGTAAGCTGGTGCTGGGCCAGACCATGACCACCGACAACGGCAGCAGCCGCAGCCAGGCCGAGGTACACGAGCGGGTGAGCGAGAAGTACACCAAGGCCGACAAGATGTACCTGCGCAACCTGGTGATGTGGGAGCTCTGGGACCGGCTGCTGCTGCACGGCTACCCCGTGGCGGGCTTCGAGTTCAAGTGGGACGAGAGCGAGAACCTGGGCAAGAAAGAGCAGTGGGACATCGTGCAGGGTATCATGCAGCACTCGGGCTACCGGGTGCCAGCTAAGTACATCCTTGACACGTTCGGCGTGGAGGTGGAAGAAAAGCCCGAGCCGGAAGTGGTACCAACTCCGGGGGCCATCGGTACCAACCCAGCTGCGAAGCCAGCCCCCGCGCCGGGAAAGTAATCGGCGCGGGCGTCTCTGCGCTGTACGCCCGCGCCTGCTGTGCTGAGCACGGCCCCGTTACCGATGCGCGCAACGCCACCCCCGACGAGGAGGCCACCCGCCGGCTACTTGCCGAGTTCCTGACCCTGGCCCGCCAGGTGCATCAGGCCCAGGCCGCCGGCGGCGTGCAGCTGGGCCTGTTCACGGCTACCAGCAACCGCCTGCTACGCGCCGTGGAGGTAGGCTACGGGCGAAGCGACGAGAAGCTGCTGCGCTACATGCGCGAAAACATCAGCTTCTTTTCCGCTGCCAAAACCCAGCACCAGGCCGTGGAGCTGAGCGGGCTGCTGCTCGATGAGCAGGGCCAGCGAAAGCCCTGGCGGGCGTTCCGTAACGACGCCCTGCAGGTGCATGAGCTCTACAATGTGCGCTGGCTCAAAACCGAGTACGAGCACGCCGTGGCCAGCGCCCAGATGGCGGCCAAGTGGGAAGAGTTCGAGGAGTCGCCTTTCCTGCTCCAGTACGAGACGGTAGGCGACAGCCGGGTGCGGCCGGAGCACCGCGCCTGGGACGGTATCACGTTGCCAGCCGACCATCCGTGGTGGCAGACGCACTACCCGCCCAACGACTGGTTATGCCGATGCACTGCCATCGGGGCAGCGCCAGACGCCCGGCCCACACCTGCTAGCATCCTGCCGGCGCTGCCGGAGCCCGATGCCGGCTTCAGCGGCAACGTGGGCCAAACCGGTGTCATTTTCCCCTTAGCACACCCCTACTTTCTTAGTCTTACTGCCAGTGAGCAAAATGCACTGCAAACGCTTGCTAATACGACTTCATAATAGAAATAAGAAAGTAAGTACCTGTACGGAGGAAGCATCAGTGTTAGTACGCATAGATAACATTCACTATATTTTATATAATTGCCCTGAAACAAACATCCAGCCGTGAGGCCTTTTGGGAAACTGCATAATACAAAGTCCCTTCTTTTATACAAATAACCCAACGTTCATGAAAAAGCTCTTACTAACTGGCTTCTTAATCTGCATTGCCTACGCGCATGCCTCTGCTCAAACTATTCACCAGTTGAATAACAGATTTGACAACACAGTATTTGACAAATTGCATAAAAAAGGCAGTGATGGTAAATACCCTAGCTCCTATAAAACCATTGCCACCTCTTTAAAAGGGTATGTGACAAAATTATCAGATGATAAGGACACCCTATTCATCAAGTTGTGGAATATAACATCCCCTGAGCACAAAGGAAGTGATGCTATAATTAATCAGGATGACAACGGGGCCACATTTGCGTACAAGATCAAGTGGCAGCAAGGAACCTACTTGGATATCCCTTTCTCTGCCAAAGCATTTGTAGCTACAAGCATTCCGTTTAGATACCGTCTCAAGAAAAACTCGGATTTAGAGGCCGATTTTCTCAATGTAGGGGTTAGCTATTTCAACTTAGCCGGAAAAACCAGATTCTATAAGCACGAGCAGATTGATACTCGGCAACGTTATGTAGGATGGGGACCTTTCGTTGCTTTTGGTCAGCAGAAAATTGATAGTACCAATACCGATGGCCGAGTAAAGAGCGAGAAGCAAGTAGCCGTATTGAGTTACGGAATCAATGGTGTGGCATCAATAAATAACTTTAGCCTCATCCTTGCTTTAGGCTTCGACAACGCAATAGGAAGCAACGCCAAATATTGGGAAGAGAATAATTTCAGAGGTGGCATTAAGCCTTGGATAGGCTTTGGTTTTGGGCTCAAACTTGTTGACTTAGAGATTAAGGATACGAATGATGGCAAATAAGTCGTCTTAATTCTAGCAAATGAAACTGGACAAACTGCGCCAGGATGCGGCTCGCATTGAAGCCTTCCTGCGCAAAGCCCCACGGGCCGTGGGTCAGCTGGCCGTGCGCGAATTTGTGGGCAACTTCAAACGGCAGTCGTTCCAGGATGAGGCCGGCCTAGAGCACGCTTGGCCCAGCCGCAAGGTGCGGCGGTACCGGCGCAAGTCGGGCAAGAGCAAGAGCAGCCGCCTGGTGCTCACCAAGGCCGGCAAGGGCGACCGGGGCCGGGCGCTGCTGGTGAGCACAGGCCAGCTGCGCCGCTCCATCACGGTGGGCAGCCTCGATTCGGATAGCGTGACCATTAGCACCGACAGCGCGTACGCGCAGGCCCACAACGAAGGGGCCCCGGGCCGGACGCTGCCGCAGCGCCAGTTTATGGGCGCCAGTCGTCGATTGAATACCGAAGTGATTACCTACCTCAAATCCGGCGTTGACGCCATCCTGGGCCAGAAATAATGCTGCACACCCTCTTTCCTCAACTCGCCGACCACCTGCGCCAGGCCGTGCCAACATTGGGCACCATCGACCTCGATATGGGCCAGCTCGACTACCAGAGCCAGGAGCCCATTGCCTACCCGGCCGTGTACCTGGATCTGGAGGATATTCCGTGGCGCGACCTGGGCGGCGGTATTCAGACCGGTAAGGCTCTGCTGCGCTTCACGGTGGCCGTGGAGGTGAGCGAGGAAACCTACCAGGGCAGTGGCCAGCGCAACCCGGCGATGGAGCGACTGCTCGTGGTACAGCAGGTGCATGAGACCCTGCAGCACCACCAGGGCAACGGCTTCGGGCCGATGGTGCGGGTGAGCTATCGGCGGGATCGACCGCAGCACCCAGAGGCTTGGTGCTTGGCCATGGGTTATGTAACCGAGGTGACAGATGCTGATGGGCAAGATAAGACCGAAGAGGTGAATGGGGTGGCCTTCAATTCAGCGCCTGGGTGCCGGCCGGTACCGGTGATAGATGAGGGCGGGTATGTATTGCCTACTGAATAAGTCAGACAAATCCATACAGAACATGTTGGTACTTGCCAATATGTTCATCGATCAACTTTCCAACGATCTGAACTCTATTGCTTCGATAGTGAATGCCATAGAGTTCCTGGGTAAAACTCTTTACGCAATTATAGAGATGATCAAAAAGCGCAAGGGCGATTAAATAAGGAAGGCCCCACATTAACCTGTAGGGCCTTTCTTAACCTGCTAAGGTAATTTAGGAAGGGGCATCCAGTGGGTTGTAGTGGACCCATTAGAATTAATCCACTGCCTACCTTCTCCTGCTTGATACCGAATATAGTAGAAAGTGGTTTGTTCAAGTTCCCCAATGTAGATGCGGCGGTGCCCTTCAAACTCTACACAAAGAAGTACTTCTTGTCCGAATGGTGGCTCTTGCACACTGCAGGGAGTCCAAAAGAGAGATGTTTCCATACCGAAACATAACGAAAAGCCCCAGGAGCTCTACGCTCCTGGGGCTTTTTCTTAACCGCAATATTCTCTAGTTCCTAGTGCTACCCATCGGCCGTCACGGCATCTATGGTCCCTGTCATTGATACAGGTTGTTTCTCCATCATTAAATGTGCTGCCGCTGTACGTACACTGGGCGCCTGCCTCAGTACTTGCCTCCGCCTGCTGGCCATACTCTTCCTCTGTGATAATTGGGCTGTTTTCCATTGTGTGTTAATTAGGTTAATTGTCCGTCTAATGTATTGATAGTAAAATCATATAAAAAAATTTATATATAAAATTCTTTCAGTTTTTTCCAGTGTAAAACACACAGATCATTCTACCTCTGTCCTTGTGAGCCTTAGGCTACTCTGAAGCGTTTCTGCTTTTGTAGATGATGTCCTCGACGGTGTGCATCGAGAGGCAGAATTCCTCCGCCAGCTGCGAGATGACATACTCGCGGGAATACATGCGCGGCCTTGGCTGGTCGGTGTACCGCTTTCGGAATTGTGCCCGGATTCGGTTGTCGCGCTTCTCTTTGTTAGTTTGGCGGGTCTTCGCGCGGGGACTCATAGGATCAGGTATAGGACGAGTAGGAGTAGCACCCCCACCACCGCCAGCCACGTGCGCTGAGTGCCATTGAAGTCGTTGCGGGCGGTGGTAGTGGGCGACTGGTAGCCGTAGCGGTACTGGATCCAGGCGGCCCGCCACGCGGCCCGGTCGGGACACAGAGAGCCGGGAATGGTGGCCATGCTCACATACCGCTCAGCGTGGGTGAGCCAGAGCCGGGTGTAGTTGTAGGCCTCGTCGTGAAACAGCGGAAACACCAGCGCCGCCGGCACCAGCTCCGCCACCACCAGCCACAGGGAGTGCTGCCAGATGTAGAGCACCGCCCCGGCCGGGGCCAGCAGCGCGGCGGCAATGCGCTGCAACGTCATGTCGATATGCTCGTTACGCTGGAAGGCCTCGGCTCCGCGTCGGGCGTAGAGCACCGCCTCGATGACGCCGCACAGGATGGCAAACAGAGAGTAGAGCAGCGTAATCATGCCTTCTCTTCCAGCTGCTTGCCGAGTACCAGCACCAGCAAGGCGCCCACCACTAGGCCAACGGCCGCACCAATGGCCACTTTGCCGAAGCTGTACGATGCGGGAGCACCATAGAGCAGCCACCACCAGAGCGTTGCGCCCACCAGGGCGTGGTAGCCGGCAGCGAAAGGATACGGGACGGGATAAACGGCGAGAGCGAGGTAACGAAAGAGGCGTTTCATAATTCCGATGTGATGGGAGAATGAGAAGGCCGAAGCTCCTCAACATCAGGCACCGGGGCTAGGATTGGATAGTTAAAGTAAAAAGCCCCGTTACTATGACGGGGCTTTTTACGCTATTGACTTGAGTACTTATGCCTTACACCTGCTTAAGAACTTTGATTTCGTCCCAGTCTCCTAGAAAATCAGTTATGTTTTCGTACTCTTTAGCGCCTTGATTCGATCTTTGAATTCTGTTCTCCAGCTTTGCAAAATCATCGGCTGTAGCCTTATCATCCATTTCCACAGTTGATATTTTGATCATACTGCTCCTTCCCTCAAGTCGGAGAGTATACACTGTTCCAGGTGTGTATATTCCTGATTGCTTGCCTGTATAAGTGGCTTTGACAAGTGTATTCATAGTCGAAAATTATAATTGTACGAGTCATACCCTTCCACGTTTTCGTAACTCCGGATTCGCCCGAATAAACCCTTTTAGGCTTCCCAGCGTCCGCCCCAGTTGCCGGGCCAGCTGTGGGCCGGTGCCATCGGTATAGTGCTGGACCAGGTAGCGGTAATCGGCCCGGGTATAGGCTCGACGAGTGCGCCGGGGCGACTCGCCAGAGGGGGAAGTTTCTCGGAGTTTCTGGGCCGTCGAGGTGGCCGTGGTAAAGAGGCAGAGTTGGAGCGCGGTGGTCGTCGTGGTGGGCATAAATCAGGGAGTGGTAACGATTCGGATAGCGTCGTCGGGGGTGAGCACCACGTGGTAAGGGGAACCGCGCCAGGTGCACCGAAATTCCTCCTCCCCCGGTGTGAGCTGGCGTTTGCTCAGGGGCTGGGCCGGGTCCTTTATTTCCATCAGGAAGGTGCGCCCCCGGTAGCCGACGAGGATATCAAAGCAGTTTTTGAGCTGATGGGTATAAAGGACAGAGCAGCCAATAGCCCGCAGGGCGCTAACCACTGCGGGCTGGTTGCCGTCCACGCGGGAGGCAGTGCGAAGGGGCATTAGTTTGACTCAGGAGAGAAGAAAGCCAGTGTAAGCGCCTGCTTTAGCTGAGTCGCTTTCTCGTTATCACATTCAAAGCAGTAGGTGGTACTACCGTCATCGTGGCTAAACCAGAAGCCTCGCAGTATTTCGACTTCGAAGGCGGCCCGGAACACCTCACCGAAAGCACCCGGCTGATTGGCCACCGCCGTCAACGTCATTTCCACCGCCGTCAACCCATCCGGCTGGAGTTGCTTATCGAGAGGAGTGGTAATGCAAAACTTATTCATTTGGCATCCCCTCCTTTCTGACGCTTATTTTGACAATCCGGGCAGCCCTGGCAGTCCCGAAAGCCGGCCTGTACATTGCCCCATTGATCCGCATACCAGTACGTCTGGCGCATGGTGCCGTAGCACCCGTAGGGTTCCTTCTGCTTGCTCATGAGGCAAAACCGTTATCCGCCGCCGCCTCATTCTGGCCGAGGGCGTTGGGTTGACCGTAGGGCACTTCCTGCTCCGCCCGCTCCCTCTCCCGCTGGGCCACCCATCCGGCCCGGAAGCGCTTGTACTCTTCCTCACTGGCCTCCACGGCACCGGTACCGGATTCATTCACCACCAGTACCCGGCGCAGCAGCTCCAGCTTGGCCCGGTTCACCAGCACCGATGTGGCCAGCTCAATGCGCAGGGCAGCGTGGGGCTCCATCGGCCGGGCCTCGTACCAGGCAATGCCCGCCTGCAGCTGCGCATCGGTGAGCGTTTCCAAGTGCCGGATGTACGCCTGCTCATCGGCCGCCCGGGCCGGGCCCTGGGCCTGCTCAGCCAGCCGGCGGGCTTTGTGCTCCTCTGCCGCTACCTGCTCCACCACGGCGTCGCGCACCTCGGCGTAGGCCCGGCACCAAGTGTGCACGGTGTTGGCGTCGATAGTCGAGTAGTTACACCCCCACCGGCCGGCAATGGCTTCGCGGCACAGGTACACGAACTCATCAAAGCGCCAGTGCCAGTACCGCTCCAACAGGTCCTCAGATAGCAAGGCCACCTGCACGTCGGTGATGTTGCGGGGCACGTTGAACTGGTGGGCGGCGAAGATGAGCAGGTTGCCCAAGGCCTCGGCCGTGTCGCCGGGAGCCAGGCGGTTGAGTACCGAGAGTTGGGGCGAGGCCAGGGCCTTAGCCGGCGTCAGGCCCCGTTGCCGGTCCGTGATGGCCAGCGCCAACTCCGTGCTGCCCCGCTCGGCGCTCAGCAAGGGCGCGAGCGAGTTGGCTGCCAGAGCTGGTAGGTTTGGCGCCACTGACAGGGCGCTGTGGGAACGTTGAACGCTGAGCTGCATGAGCGGAATCGTTGGGAGGAGTGGTGATGAGGCCCCGGTCGGGGTCGTTGGCATCGATGGAGAGGAAGCGCTGCACGAAGTTTTGCCAGCCCTTCTCGTCGCGGGTTTCAGTGCCAGCCTTGACGCCGATGTGGGCCAGGTAGTGCGGGGCGTAGGCCACCGCGTAGCCGAGGGCCGTGGCCAGCTTGGCGAAACCTTCCGGCGTGGCGTACTGGCTCTGAGCGAAGGAAATCTTGGGGCCGACCGCCGCGCCCCCCCTGGTGTGCGAAGCCGACGCGCCAGAACTGGCAGGGCGAACAGCAGCCAGCGAGTTGCGTAGCTGGTTTCGCTGGTAGGTCATGTCCTCCAGCTTGGCAGCCAGCTGCTGGTTTTCAGTTTCCAGCTCCCCTATTTTTTTTTGGTCGGCGGCGGCGGCGGAGCGCAGCGCCTCCACCTCCACCATTAACTGTTCATATTGGTCGTCTCTATATACGCGCGACCCATTCTGTCTAGGTTGGTGACCGAAAGTGTCTAGGTTGGGGTACCCATTCTGTCTAGGTTGGTCGGGGGCAACCTCGCCATTTTGTCTAGGTTGAGAGCGCGTTTTGTCTAGGTTGATGTCTAGGTTGGGGGCCGTTTTGTCTAGGTTCCTGTCTAGGTTGGCGACGGCAGCCAGCGCCCGGATGGCCTGCTCCTGCTGGCCTTCGTCGGCCGTCAGGTAGCAGGCCCGTAGCGCCTCCACCGGCCACATGCGGCGGGCTTTGCCCTGACCCTCGATGCGCAGCAGGCCGCGGGCTTCCAAGTCGGTGAGGGTGCGCGAAATGGTACGCTCCGACGCCGGGCGCAATCGGGCGGCCAGGTACGGGTTGGTGGCGTCACACTGTTTGCGCTGGCCGTTCTCTGCCAGCCCGCACACCTGGTTGAGTACCGCCTTTTGGGTGCGGGACAGGCCGGGCATACGGTCGAGAACTTGGGCAATGGGCAACATACGGCGGGAAGGAGCGGAAGCGGAAAGAGCAAGGGAGTCGCCGGCGTGGGCGACCATCATGGGGGCGGCACTCATAGCAGCAGGCTTGTTTGGATGGGCTTAGGCATCCTCGTCGAGCAGCTGGCCGTTGATGGAGCGCGGGGCAAGCGTGACGCTACGGCCACCGCCCGAAATCGTGAGGCTGCTCAGCCCGCTGCTCTGGTGCATCTCGTCCACGATATCCTGCAGGCCGCCGCCGAAGCTGAGGGCCAGCTGCTCTACCTTCGGCGGCTCGTCAGCAAACTTGCCATTCAGGTACAGGCTCGTTTCCTTCGACAACGTGCGGATAGCTTCGCGCAGCAATCCCAAAAACTCGTAGTCGTCGTTCTCCTCGTCGATGAAGGGCGTGTTGAAGTTCACGGCCTTGCCGGAACGCAGCCAGCGCCGGCCCGACAGGGTGAAGCCGTTGCCCTTTGCCCCCCACGAGAGGCCCCGGCAGGCAAAGCCCGCCAGGCCCGCGCACTCCAGCGCCTCGTCGTCGCGTATCAGCTCCTCCAGCGCCTCATCGGTTTCCACGCCGAAATCGGCATGGTTCAGCGACTCGGTCACTAGGCAGAAATGCACGGTGAGCCGATGAAAGGCCCGCAGCAAATCCTCGTGGGGGAGTTTGTCCACGTGGGTGCTGGTGATTTCGTGTACCTCCGCCTCCCCCCGGCGCACCCGGGCGGAGGCTTCGTACTCGACGAAATCATGCTTGGCCAGCTTGATCTTGGTAAAGAAAAACGTGTTGGTGGGCGTCTCCATAGTTAGGCAGCTTTGCGCCACACGATTGCCGTGCGGCCGTTTTCATCGAGTATGGTAGTAGCTTTCTTACCGGCGGTGGTAGAGGCCAGCCAGGCGTTGTACTCGGGGCTGTGCATGGGATACTGCCAGCCCTTTTTTGGCGGCTCCGGCTTGGCCTTCTTCTCCTTTTTAGCCTGAGCCTTTTGCCGTACCAGCTTTTTCAGGGCCTTCTCCTCCTCACTCAGCACCGGCTTTTTGGGTGCTGGCGCGGGCTTCGCTTTGGCTACTGGAGCCGGCTTGGGGGCCGGGACGGGCTCGGGCACCTTTACTTTGGGCGGCTTGGGAACCACCACTCGGGGCGGGCGCTTCAGGCCCAGCGTTCTGGCCATGGCATGAATAGTATCCGCCTTGCGGCCGAGTAGCTCTACCAGTTGCGCCGTAGGGAGGCCAGCCGGGTAGTGCTCCATGAGCAGGCCCAAGTGCTCCGTACTCCAGCGGGGCCGACCAGCGGGCCGGCGGCGGCACCGGATGCCGAGCCGCTTGGCCATTGTCACAACGGAAGGCTGGTTACGGCCTACCTGCTGGGCTACATGCTCCGGGCCGTGAATAGGATACTCCTCCCGCAGAATGGTGAGATGCTGTTCACTCCAGTTCGTTTTGCGGGGCTGCTTGCCAAACTCCTCGATGCGCAGGCCGAGTTTGGCGGCCTTCTTCAGCACGGCCGTGTGGGTGCGGCCCAGCAGCGAGGCCAGGTAGTGCCCGCCCCGGGTGGCATAGTGCGCCCGCACCTGCTGCTCATCTTCCGGGCTCCAGTGGCTTTCGCCGGAGCGGCGGCGCAGACCCAGGTTTTGCGCCTTATTGCGAATACAGTCCCAATTGCGGCCGGGCAGCAGGCCCAGCAGCTCCGCCTTAGTACCAAGTACGTACCGGTTCTTGAGCACGGCAACCTCGGCGGTGCTCCAGATGGTGTTGAGTTTAGCGGGCATTGGAAAGGGATTGATTGGCTTGCAGATGGGCCTTGCGGCTTTCTTTGGCGGCGAATACATCCGCGTCGAGGTGCCAGCCTTTGGCCTCCCCTACCCACGCGGCCTGCAATTCCTCCAGCGTTTCGGCCTCGTTGAGGAAGCTCAGCACGACAAGCTTATCCATCGGCAACCCGTCCTCCTCCTCGGCGCTGCTTGGGGCGGCAGCGGCGGAGACTACCATCTGTGGTGAAGCCGGCGGCGTGGGCGCGGGCGCGGCCGGCTGGGTGGGGCGGGTGGCTTCCGCCGCTGGCTCCGGATTGCGGGCGCGGCTGAAATCATCCGACTCATCTTCCCCGTAGGCCCCGGCCGCATACAGGTCGGAGAGCTTGAGCACGGCCCGGCTCAGAGCGCGCTTCTCCGCCATTTCCAGGTAGTATTTATTCTGGCTGGTGTCCTTGCAGGCCGAGCCGAAGGTTTCAATGCTGGTAAACTTGCTGCCCACCGGCTTTTTGGCTGTGGCCTTCACGGCCGCGTAATCGGCCTGCGCGGCGCACACCTCAAACGTGATGCGAATGCCCACGGCGGCGGCAATCTTCTCGATGCCCGTGCGGCGAATTATGGTATAGTGCTGGTGCTTATGCACGTCCTCGTTCAGCAAGCCGTACTCTTTGAATAAGCGGTTGAGCTTGTCCCGCTGCGACTCCGTTTTCAGGGATTCCATTAGCTTTGCAGTGTTCTGAATTTTGATTGATAGGGCCGCCCCGGGCAATGGGGCGGCCCTCTCGTTTTAGAGGCGGGCGGCGAGGTGGCGGGCCTCGGTGGCCGATGTGGCGGCGGCAATGTTTTCGCGGCGCTGCAACTGCTCAGCCGAGCGGCGCACCTGCTGCTCCAGGGCCGAGGCGACCCGTTTGCCGGTGCCGACCCACGTTTCGTGCGTGAGGTAATTGCCTTTGGTATCGGTAGCTGTTACCGTCGTTTCGCGGCGGGCGGCGTTGGTGGTGGTGTTCGTTTTAATCACAGGGCAATTGTGGTTGGAGGTAAGAGGAAGGACTAAGCGGCCTGATCTTCGTGGGCAGCGTGCAGCTGCGCATCGTAGCGGGCCTGGCACACGGCCCGCAGGCGCTCTTTGTGCCACTCGAATTCGCGGAGGGTAGCCTGGTAGAGGCGGCGGCGAATCCGCAATACCTCCTCCACCTCCACCTGCCCGGTTTGCCGCAGCTCCAGGCAGAAGGCCGTGATGTCGGCCGTGGTCGGCTTGGGGGCATCCACGCGGGCGCGGCCCAGAAACAGGGTCAGGTTCAGCCAGCACTGGCGCAGGCGGTTGCCCAGCATTTGGGGCAGCGCGGCCTCGGTGGCTTCGCGTTTGGCGGCGGGCACTTCCGGCGACTCCAGCCAGAAGCGGATTTGGGCCTCGGCGCTGAGCACATCGGGCCAGAGTTGACAGGCGGTGTAATGCATGACTAGGCCGCGCGGGAGCTACTGGTTTGCAGACTGCTGTCGCCGAAATACTCGCGCACCGCCTGCTCCGTCACGATGTACTTTTTGCCGATGCGCTGGTGGCGCAGGCCTCCCTCCTTTCCCTCCTCAAAACGCTTGAGCAGTTCGTAGGCCTTGGTCTTGCCGCAGCCCAGGCGGATGTGCAGGCGGTCGTCGTACTTCTTATCGGCGCTCTGCTTGGGGCTCTGCACGTAGGTGCGCGTGGGCACCTCGGCTTCTGCCTGGGCCCGGAACTGGATTTCGAGCATGGTTACCCAATCCTGAGTTGGGGCGCCACCGGATGAGGCGGTAAGTGAAGTGGTATGCATAGTTGTCTTTAGTTGAAACATTGAATTTGATTGAAAAACTCAGCAAAACTTAGCATGATGGGCAAAAAAATTAGGCAGCACTTAGCACCGTCTTAGCCTTCTCCTCCAGCCACTCAGCATGAATGTCTTTAAGGGTGATTTCTTCGCCGGCAAGCACTCTTTTGGCTTGCTCAATGCGCAGGGCTTTAGCGACATCCTCGGATACCTTAGTTCCTAGGCTGTGCTTTTTAGGTTGGGGATTCGAGGACATGGCGGTAAAGTATGGTTTGGTATGACAAGTATACGAAGCATTTATTTGAATAACTACGCATATCTTAAAAATACTTTACGTTACGCTTAATAACGCTTTGTTTTGCTTAACACTCTCGCATCCCTCAAACCCCAATGGCCACACCCGCACATACACAAGCAACTCGCCTACTAGACCTAAGACGCAACGCTGGGCTTTCTCAGCGTGACGTAGCGGCTCTGATCAAAAAGGGTGGGCTCAGCTTAACCGATGCGCGTATTTCTGCCTATGAGAAAGATGATACCATTCGCATTAAGATGCCCATTCTGCGACGGCTCGCAGATATATACAAAACGACTACCGAGTACATAGAAACGGGCAAGCAACCCGTTTCTATGAGCGTGGTGCCTGATGAACATCCGCTGGGCCCGCTCATGTCCGACAAAAGCAACGCACGCTTCGCCGCGCACTTCGACAAAAAGGAGATGGTGTACTACCGTCGTCTGGAAGCCGGAGCGCGGGCCACTTTCGCCGAATCCTTTATGAATGATTTCGATTACAAAGACCTGCCCCTGTTCCCTGTCATTCGCATGATAGGCGACCCCGACGAGGGGCTGGTCGTGGACATCGACGGTGACTCGATGGAGCCCCAGCTGCGCTCCGGCATGAAGGTGCTGGTAGAGGAGCTACCCAACGTGGACTACTGGCGTGAAGCCCGCCCAGGTATCTACGTCATCATCTTCAAGCACCACTTCGTCATCAAGCGCATCAAGCACAACACGCTCCGCGACACCGGCAAGGTGCTGCTGGAATCCGACAACCCCGAGGGCGGCGTGGAAGAAATCATCCTTGACGACATTCATGGCATGTGGCGCGTGATTCGCGGCGTGGACGTGCCGATCCGGTAGTTAAATTTCATAACAGCATAAATATTTCATAAAAGTCAAAACCTCCTATACCATGGACAAGATCTTAATTCTAAGATATCAAAATATTATAACCGGAAATCTATTCTCAGAATCCATTTCGAAAGACATTAATTTATCAGAATCAAATGCATTAATTAATGCAATAAAAAGACAAGATGAATTTCGACACTACAAAAGTGAATATAAATTCATCTTCTCAAAAGAGGACAATGATGGTTGTTTCGGAATTTTATTAAAAAAAGGAACAGCTAACGTCGGAACAAGCTACAATAGCAAAGGTGTCGTAAAAGAAAAAATTAACGATTGGCATGGACTTCCATTTTACATATACTACAAGACTCAACTCATATTCATACAAGAAATAAAAAAGTTAATCAAAGTAGATACTTTATGCAGATTATTATCTAACATTGATTTAAAAGAACAGAGCACAAATAACTACAAAACTGTCGTCGAGCCAATAATCGAACCAGGAAACTTTTGGCCTATAGTAAACAATGCAGATGGAATTTGTGAGCTAAAAGTAGAATTAGCAGGCCCCAATTTATTTGGAGCCACAAAAAAAGCAAATGTATTGCTTAAAGAATTAAAAGAAGTTTACAATCAAGAAAAATTCACCTTCAAGCTTGAAAATGAAAATGCAAAACTCAATATACCTAACAATGAGTTTATAAACAGCTGCCTTGATCAAGCTGAAAGCGGAGGTGGTAGCTGGGAACTACTAGCATTATTCAGGAAAAAAAAGACACGAGTTAAAAGCTACGACAAAGCTGCAACTATGTCGGTCGAAACGATAGAAAATATAGAAACTTTACAAAGTCTTAAATCACGGCTTATAGAAAAAGTTAAGCAAATAGACGACCTACTATTGAAGAATTTGAACAAAACCCAAAATCGTGATTAAAAAATCACTTCTTCTGCTAAGTTCAGGCATTTTTCTTAGCGCTATTACAGCTAAGAGCCTTGACTATGCCTTCATCAAAGATTTGTACTTCAACTTTGTTTCCATAGTAGCTGGCCTAATATTAGGCGCAGTTGGCGTGTTCACAAGTTCAATAACAATAATATATACATATATTAATAAAAAGCACCAGAACGGCGACATTCCCCTTGAAAAGAAATTACACTTAAATCAAATAGCAAAAGATATTTCGTTTGAAATAAAAGAGAATACATTATATACAATTTATTTTTATTGTACAGGATTATTATTTGTCGTATTGCAAAATACCGACATTCCCATTATTGAATGGCCATTCAAACCAGAATACACATATTTATCAAAGAAACTAATATATGGTATAATAATATTCACATGCATTCCATCGATGATCTTAACAACGGTAGACACCATCAACGCTATGTTTAAGCTTCAGGAGGTTGGTGACTTATAGTAGGCTCATCATTCTTTCGTAGGCCCACTTTACTATTTCGTGCTGTCGACATGACCATCCGGTTCTACCTTCACAATAAAGCCACGGAGGGCCGGCACCCTATTTACATGGAGGTGCGCTGGGCCCGGCATGCGGCAGCCGAGCCGGGCACCAGCCCGGTGGTGCGCCTGGGCGTGCGCGAAACCGTGGTCAAGAAATTCTGGACTAAAAAGCAGCGCGTCAGCACCCAGGACGAGGGCCGCTGCACGCGCATCAACCGCAAGCTGGGCAAGCTCCAGAAGGTGGCCGAGCAGCTGCTGGAAAATGCCGAGCGAGACAGCCAGCGCATCAGCCCCGAGCAGCTACGCACGGCCCTGCTCACCGAGCTGAACCTGGTGGAGCCCGTAGCCGCCCCGGTGGTGCAGGTGCCAGCCGCCCCTACCCTGCCTACCATCGGGCAGGTAGCAGCCGAGTGGAAAAGCTTCTACAAAGCCAAGTACTCGGCCAACTACCTGCGCAAGGTAGACCCCATCGTGACCCATTGGGAAGCGTTCCGGCCCGGCACCACGCTGGAGGATCTGCTACCCGATAAGAAAACCCGCCGCTCTCCCTTCGTGGAAGAGTGGTGCGAGTACCTGATTGAAGAGGCACCGCGCCGGGACGGGGGCATCGGGCTGGAGAGCAATACCGTGGGCCGCTACATTCAGGCCCTACGCCAGCTGCTTAAGTTCTCGGGCCTGCCTTTCGCCTGGCTAACCGACGAGTACACCTACGAGGTGGAAATCGAGCCGCTGCACTTCGAGGAGGTGATGCAGCTCTACGAGGCCCCCATGCCCACCGAGCACCTGGGCCACATCCGGGATATCTTCGTCTTTGCCTGCTTCACGGGCCCGCGCTACGGCAACCTGCGCTCCATGCAGCCCACCGACGTGGTGCGGGAGAACGGTGAGCATATCCTGGAGTACGTGCAGCATAAAGGCCGGCGCAAGAAAACCAAGGTGCGCGTAATGCTCGACGAGGTAGCCCTCGACATCTGGCAGCGGTACGGTGGGGACTTGCGCGTACCGGCCAACACCGAAATCAACACCTCCATCAAACTCGCCGCCAAAGCTGCCGGCCTGAACCGCCCCATCCTGCAGGTGCGCCAGCGCGGGCCGCACCGCATCGAGCGGCGCGGGCCCTACTGGGAGTTCATCACCTGCCACGTGGCCCGGCACACGTTCGGCACGCTGCTGCTCGACGGCGACGCGGACCTGGGCCAGGTGCAGAACAGCATGGGCCACTCCGCCATTCAGACCACCCGCCGCTATGCCAAGAGCCGGGAGGCCAAGCGCCACTCGGCCACAAAGACGGCGTTTCAGAATTTGCGCGCGTCGCACACTGAGGCTTCCAGTGTGTGACGAACCCCGATAAAGGGTGATACATAGCGGTAAAACGTGGCAACAGCCAGCCAGCCCCAACCGCCGCTATTTGGTATGCTGTGCTGTTTTATACCATAGCGTGCCACGCTTTACCACAAGGCCCGGCTTCTTACACGACCACGTAGAAGGCCCTCAGCTAGCAGCTGAGGGCCTTTTTCTTTTCTGAGGGACAGTTTCTACGAAAACCCGCCGCGGTACCGACCTAAATCCGGCAGCTAAATCGTGGCTCGTTTACTTACTCGATAGGTGAAATAATATCAGCGCCCATGCACCCGGAGCCACCTGGTGTAGAATATAGGACGCGCCACCTCAACTCCCAACGTAGGTGTGGCCATGTGGCTGATGCGGACTTGCCCCAGGGTCGGAACACTAGCGGCGTCCTCCACTGATGTGCACCGGCGCTGCTGGTGGCAGTACTCGACCGGCGCAGGCTGCAGCGTGGGCGGAGCCAACCTACTGCACGCAGTGGCCAGCAACAGGATGAAGCTGCCAAGCAGCAGTACAAGGTAATGTCTCATAGGCTGAGGGGGTGATTGGGGTAGGTGTGAAATGAACCCCAATCAACCCCTCAGCCCGGCCGGCAAAAAGGACAGAAAACCCTACGCTACTATTACCTCCGTCTTGAGCATATACTTGTACACTGTGCCCACCGATACCAGAGTGGCCGCGCTGATCTTGCGCATGTTCAGGCCCTCGGCCTGCAGCTGCTGGATCTGCTCTATCAACTCAGGTGCTAGTGCTCAGCGGCCGTGCACGTACACCTCCCCTTTTTCCTAA